ATGCCGATGACGCCAATGGAAGACGATGAGTTCACGGCATTCTTGCGCGGTAAGGCAATGGAAGCACAGACAGCGCTGAACTATCGACCGGCATTATTTCTCCAAATGCTTGGTTCGTCGGGCGGATACAAAACTGTGAGTACCTTGATATCTCAACCGAAACCATCCGATGGCTTTACCAAGCTCTGGGAGGGCGGCAGACTGGATCTGTCAGTTGAAGCTCTAATTACGGAGAGCAGATGGCGCCGATGCTTTGAGGCGAATCTGCTCCTAGCTGCGGAAACGCGTCTCAGACAAGCTGGCTACGTAGTTGCTGTGCCAGAACACCCTGACACTCCTCCGCTCCTGGAAAAACCAACCATTAGCCCAAAAGTCCTGCCACCTTTTCCAAGCTTTATTCTCGGCGAGGAGTACACCAGGTCCGATGTTTTCAAAATGCTCGATTTGAATCCCCAACCAAAGGGGGGTGACTGGTTTACTGGCTATGCGGAGCATGAGGGGAATGTTTATGTATTTTGCAATGTTGGGATTCCAGGAAGAACTGGACATGACTACAAAAATTTTTTCGATGGTGATCGCCTGGTGTGGTCTGGCAAAGGACCGTCAAAATTGCAACACGCCTCGATACAGAGCCTGCTAAAACCTCGAGGCCGTTCATATATATTTTATCGCCTGAGTGATCGTGGACCCTTCACGTTTGCAGGCATCGCAAAACCCTTCCAAGTATTCGATACTTCACCGGTAGGAGTGATCTGGGAGTTTTACGATCGACACTCCCTCAAATCTGATATCGACTCGTTCCTACATCCTTCTAGCCAAGGAACAGTGGTTGAAGGGGGGGCTAAATCGGTAACGGTCAAAATTTACGAGCGGGACCGAGGCGCTCGTCTCAAATGCATCCGTCACTGGGGCTGGAAATGCTTCGTTTGCCAATTCGACTTTGCGAAGACGTACGGAGAACTTGGAGAAGGTTTTATTCACGTCCATCACTTGAAACCACTCTCTGAGATTGGAGATGCTTACGACTTAAATCCCGTGACCGACCTTCGCCCAGTTTGCCCGAACTGCCACGCGATGCTGCATCGGAAAGTCCCTGCACTCGCCATTGAGGAGCTTAAAGTTCGAATCAACGGGGCTAAGGGCTATTACATCGACGATGTTACTGAATCGACCCCAGCTTAGTAGTTGCTTTGAATGCCTGATTTTGGCTGAATGCTGTTTCTGCAGCGACGAACTGAAGCTGGCGTGACTCCAACGTTAGGAGCACCGCCAGCGTCATTTTGAGACTCAGCGTTTGTAACTCGCTTTCCGCTATTTTGACGGCTTCGCAATGGCACCGACACGACGGTATACGCGCTCCGTAATGTCTCCCTTGGTATGGCCCAAGAGCAGGCTTGCTTCGCCGACATCTGTGATTTCCGACGCGGCTTTTGGCCTGATGTCCCGAAACTGAAAACTGCTGATTCGTGCAGCTAACAGAGTGTCGCCCATTTCGATTGCTTCGTTCTTGGCCTTTTCCCGCGCTTTATCCCAGCGATCGCGGAGCATTTTTGCAGTCATGCGCTTTCCGCGGGCACTCACAATAAGGTAGCTCGAAAGGTGTTGAGCGTTGCGCTCTCCGATTTTCGCGATCAGCATGCCTAGACTGTTGGCCGACCCGTTGACGGTCATCTGGATACGTAGCTTTTTGTGGGTCTTGTTCTGCTGCACCATCAAATACCCCCCATCAATATCGTCCTTGCGCATGATCAAGACATCTGCCGGTCTTTGCCCGGTCAGATATGCAAGATCCATCGCGTCTTTCAGTTCCTGCGCGGCTTTGTTGTAAACAGCATCCCAAACCACGTCATTCGCGTAGTAGTCCCGTGGCGTCTCTTTGTTTTTGCGGACACCCTGGCAAGGGTTTTCTTTGGTGGTTAGGCCCCACTCACGCGCCATATTGAATACGTGTGAAAGAGTGGCTATCTCACGGTTGGCCCGGACCTTTGCTGTTCGGGCGTCCCGGTAGCCAGCGATCGTAGCTGGCGTAATGGAGTCGATCGGCGCATTGTCGAAAAGCTGGCGCAGTTGCTTGATTTCGGCAAGGTTGTCGCGCTGCGTGCGCGGTGCTTTTTTCGGGACAATGTCGCGTATATAACGGTCGAGAATCCCCTTCATTGTCCGCAAGTCCAGCGGCTTTTCTTTGGCTTCGAGTTCGGCCCACTTGAGCCTGGCCTGGTCGAGATCCTTGCCGAGTGGGATCGCCTTTCCTGTGGAGTCCAGATAGTAATAGGCTATCCAGACTTTTCCGCTCTTTCGTGGCCGCGTCCATTGATACATCCTAGGCGGCAAATGGCGGGTTGCGGTTTTGCGGGGGCGCATATCAGTTCACTCGCGAGAAGTCGGGCGTCCATGCGGGCGCGACTGGCAGTGGAGTGGCGGTAGTACTGGTTTGTGTGATTACGCCGAGCTTCATCCGAGCGTACATCCTTCCTACTAGTGGGCGCTTACCACGACTTTCGACATAGAGCCACTGGCGATCATCCAACCAGCGACGTTGGTAGGCCCTGGCTTTGTAGCCGGTGATATGCGCCAGCTCTTCATCCGAAAGGATTTCAGCTTCCATGGTGTTTCTCCCTAGCGCGCCGCTCGATGCCTTCGACCTGGCGTTGCTTGCTGCATGTTTGGTGATTGCCGTGTGCTCGCGACTTGTCACATTTGTCGCAGAGGACGTTCAAGTCGAGAGGCGACATTTGCCCGCTACGTATTCGGGCCGTTCGGCGAAGGGCTTTCATGTGTTAGTTCCTCAATGGAGCCCGCCGCTGGAATATCTGGTGAAAGGCCGGTGGCAGGGTGTTGCAGAAGTACTTAACTGAACCGACGTTTCCTTTGTTGACTACTCCCGATGGCACTTTGGAAAGGCGTGGCCGATCTGATTCGCGAATACGTCTGCGTTGAGTTCGCTGGTGAATTCGGCGGTGTCTGTAGGTTTCATCTGCTGTGCCTCTTGGGGTGCGAGTTGTTTGCCCCTGGATGGCAGGGGCGTGCGGTAATTCAGGCGGCTGCCGTCAACGCTTGGGCGTCGAGGTAGTCGGCAAGGTCGTGCAGGTAGACCACCGGCTTGGCCCGGGTGGAGCCGTGCAGGCGCTTGACGGTGAGCTTGATGCGGCCTTTCTTGATCTCGGTCAGCAGGTGGCGATCGGTGCGGATGTGCGAGAAGTAATGCTCGCGGACCGCTGCCAGCGTCGGGCAAGGTGTTGCGAATTGGCGCCTGAGTTGGTCGAGGGTATTGCTCATGCCGCGTCCTCCCCGACCCCCTCCGATGGGGGCAGTAACTTGAAACGGATCAATTCGGCGAGGCCTTCTTTACTTTTGCCCATAGCCGCCGCGCAGACGTTGCCACTTTGGTCAGCGACAACGGCGCCGTAGGGGTATTCGGGCGACTTTGTTGGGGTGACGTAGGCGATTTGCCCATCACCAATAACCGCGTCCACACAGCGGAATACCTCAGCCAGCTCGGCGCTGACCGGAGGGACTGATTCCAGCAGCTGTACAGCTTCGGCTGATGCGCCAATCAGCGTGGCGCGGCTGATCACGGTCGGATGGTTGAGGAACATCGGGACCAGCTTCAGTGCGCCGATGGCTTGGGTAATGGCGTTCTGACTCATGCGGCGGCGTCCTTGTAAGTAATGGTGATATTCAGTTTTTTGGCGATCCACTTGACGCCGTCTTCCTTGACCATCACTACGGCGTAGTGCCGATAGCGGTTGGTGTTTCCGAGCTGCACGCTGCGCGGATCCGAGAACAGGTAGCCCCGGTCGCGGTGATGGCTGGCCAGGTCGCCGTCATTGGTCAGGATGCGTAGTTCTCGCAACCTGGTGCGGAAGGCGCGGGGTTTGAGGCCGAGCACGGCGGCTGTTTGATCCAGGGTGCGATTCACTGTGCTGTTCTCAGGCTGCGAGCAATTTTCGAACGCTATTCAGCAGTGCTTCCGCTTCGGCCAGCATCTGCTGTACTTGCGCTTCGCTACCGAGTCGCTCTGGCGGCGTAGGCTCTGCCGACTCAATGCGGCCGTTCGCGATGTCCTGGATGAAATCCCGCAGGTGCAGGTGATTGGCGCGATCTGACCGCTTGAGGGTCAGTTCGCCGGTGTGGCCGCCGAAGTCCACGCTGACGACTGCGCTGTCGTCAGTGAGCTCCACCTCAAAGCTTGCGTGGATGGTTTGCTCTGGTCGTTGAAGTGGGCAAACGGCTGCGCCACCAACCTGCAGCATGTGATGTAGCAGCTCTTGTTTCGCGAGCGGAATGAGGTAGCTGTTCATGCTGCATCGCCTCCGGACGGGCAGATGCTGGTATCCGCTGCTGCGGTATCGTTAGGCTGGACGGCCTCGCTACGGCCCTTTGGATTGGTAATTACTAGCAGCCCGGTGCGGTGCTGAACGGCCTCGACGGCAGCGCGGCTGCTGCATGCAGAAGGATGCAGGTAGACCCGGCAGCGTGTGGTGCTATGTGTGGTTTGCATGGCTCGTACTCTTTGGTGAGAGGTATACGAGACAGACGATACAAATACGTATTGATTCAGTCAATACGTAATTGAATTGATTTTGGTGTGAAGCATAATAAAGCCCGCAATCTGCGGGCTTAATCTGGCATACGATGTATTAGAAAATTTCTAGTTTCGAGAATACGACACCGCAAATCATGGCATCGTCACCCAGCTCAATGATCGGCTCAGGCCAGGCGGGATTCAACGGCTTTAGAAAACGGCGCTTTCCTTCCATCACCAGCTGTTTAAACGTCGCTTCTTGGCTATCGACTAATTTGGCAATGACAAGTGAGCCGTTCTCCGCGTCCTTCGCGGGGTCAACAAAAATGATGTCTCCGTCTCTGAAGGAACGGCGTTCATGCTGGTTGAACATGGACAGTCCGCGCACTCTGAGGGCGTAACTCTGGCTACTATGAGACGCCGCGCAAGGTAGCCATATCTCTGCGTCATCAAGAGATCGAACGTCCTCAATCTCGCACCAAGCACCTGCTTGTACCCAAGAAATCAACGGCACATATCCTTTGATTGCCGGCCCAGGCTCTACGTTGGATTCAGAGCTAGAGGAAGGCTTTGCATCTTTTGTTGGTTCTTTGTGTTCGCCTCCTTTCCACAGCCAGTTACTGCTGACTTTCAAGGCTTTGGCGATTTTTTCAACGTTCTCGTGGCGTGGGCTGGCTACCGCATTAGTTACGATCCTATGAATGGTCGGCTGAGGGACGCCTGAACGGCGGCCGAGTTCGCCTTCGGATAGTTCTAGTTCTTGCATGCGTTGAGCGATGCGGTCGCCTATCACTTTTCTCTGCCTTGATTCAAAAACGTATCGGCGATTGTATTGAATCAATCAATACGTTTGTGTATTGTAGCGCTCAATGCGAAAGCGCATCGGTGGAACGATATGACTATCCAAGAAATGCTCGCGGAGTTACTGCGGTCAGGTTTATCCCAAAGGGTCATCGCAGATCGCGTAGGGACAACGCAGCCGACTATTAATCGTGCCGCTAAAGGTGCAGACGTCCGGTATGTAACTGGGAAGGCCATCGAGAGCCTTTACACGCAAGAAAAAGCAGCCGCTGGCCTGAAGTCGGCAGCTTAAAAGGGTGCCGGACTGGGGCCTCTCACCAAAGATCCCCCAGTCCAGCTACGACGACACACAGCATATGCACATCGGTCGTGGTCGTAGGATAGGGTTTGCCCTGGACTATGGCTACACCGTAAACGGGGGATTTACGGTTATGAGTAGAACAGATCTTTTGCCGGACGCAGGTCCGGTCCTTCCTTTGCGCCAGGCGATTTATCGCGCTGGTCGTGACTACAAGGGCGGAATTACCGCCCTTGCTTTTGACATGGTGTTGGACAACGACACCCTTCAAAAAAAACTCAAACTCGATGAAGAGCGCCGCTGGTTGAATCCTGATGAGCTTGAAGAGTTGATCAGGCTCACTGGCGATTCGCGCTTGCTCGATGCGCTGATGCGTCCGGCTGGCGCGGTCTGGTATCGTCCAGTGCCGGTACCAGCCACCCGTGGTGCTTTGAAGGCCGTCGGTAAATTGCTCGGCGAAACCGGGGAATTCGTGGCCGCCATGCACGATGGTGCTGCCGACAACGTCTGGGAGCTTCACGAAGTTCTCGATCTTGAAAAGCAGGGGATGGACGTGATCCGCGAAGTTCTCGCCATCATGGCGGGTGCCCGTCAGGCGATGGAGGATCGTGTCCATGGCTGATGAAATCGATCGTGCCAACGATCAGGCGCAATATCTGCTCGACGTTGCCCTTCACCGCAGTCGCCGCGTTCCTTCGAATCGCGTCAGCGCGCAATTCTGCGAGGATTGTGATGACCCTATCCCGTTGCTTCGACAGCAGACGATTGAGGGTTGCCAAACCTGCGTTCACTGCCAGGGGTTACGGGAGGCTCGGCGATGACCGAACTGGCCAAAGGAATAGCCATCGCTACATGGGCAAAACGTTACATCACTGCTTTCGATCTCGCCCTGGTCTCCATTGAGCCAGGTGAAAAAGCCCCAAAGGGTCTGGGGTGGAACAAACCCGGCGGTTACATCACTGATGCCGATACCGCTGAAGCATTCTGGCAACAAAACCCTAATCACAACCTCGGCGTCGTTCTCGGGCCGAGCCGTGTCTGTTCGCTGGACGTCGACGACGTTCAGTGGACGCGGCATGTATTGTACGAACTGCTGGGTGTTGATCTGGATGCCATGGCGTTGGTGTATCCGACGATTGTCGGTAACCCAGCGCGGTTCCGGGTGCTTTTTAAAGTACCGGACGGCATTGAGCTGACTCGGCATTCTCTTTCCTGGCCGAATGAGAAAGACCCTGACGGTTCAATTCATAAAGGCCTAATGGAGAAGGCCAAGGCTGCGAAAGAGCAGGGCGATGCTGTCGGGGAGGCTGCAGCGCGCGCGGAGGCTGAAGAATACAAGCGCTTCACGGTGTTCGAGCTGCGCGCTGGCCTGGTCCAGGACGTGTTTCCGCCTTCGATTCATCCGGGTACCGGCAAGCCTTACACCTGGAGAACCCCACCGAACGCCAACGACGGCCTGCCGACGCTGACTGTCGATCTGCTAAATATCTGGCAAGGCTGGGAATTCTTCAAGCGGGATGCCGAGGCAGCCTGCCCGTGGGCGATCAAGTCAACCGCGGCGCCGGCGAAGGTCATTAAGCGTTCAGCACCTGTGGCTGGTAAGCAGCCGTCGGTGATCGACGAGTTCAATCGCTGCCACGACATCGAGGAACTACTGCGTACTCACGGCTATATCAAGCGGGGCAGCAAGTGGCTTTACCCGCAGAGCAGCACTGGTCTGCCGGGTGTGACGATCGCTGACGGCAAGGTCTATTCGCACCACGGTGCCGATCCGCTCGCGAACGGACATCAAAACGACGCCTTTGAGGTGTTCTGTTTACTCGAGCACGCGGGCGATCAGTCGAAAGCGGTGAAGGATGCTGCGCGTATGTTGGGTATGCAGCATTCATCGCGGCCTGTTCCGCAGGATCTTCCCCCGACCCCATCCAGTGATGTGAGCGAGCCGAGCTGTGCGAACGACGAGATCAGCGAGGCCGCTCCGGCTCCTAATGGGGGGGCGGGGGAGGTGTTGACGCTTGACCAGTTGCTTCGTCGTTTTGCGCTGGTCGAGGGCACCACGCAAGTGTGGGACTGCGACCAGTCGCGGGTAATGAAGAAAGCCGCATTCGAAGCGCGGGTTGGCAAGCCACTTGCCAAGGCGTGGCTCGATGACATGAGCAAACGGCTGATTGCGGATGATCACGTCCGCGACATCGAGCAAGCACGGCGCATGGCGGGCAAGAAGGGCGGCGCCCTGGGTATGCCGCCGACCGACCGATACGTGTACATCGATGGCACCAAGGATGTCTGGGATCGGGAAAAGAAACGACGCATTGCCGAGGGCGCGGTGAAGATGGCGTTGGGTGACACTTATCCACTGTGGCTGAACAGCAGTGAGCGTCGCACCGTGGATGTCGAACATATCGTGTTTGATCCGACTATGAGCAAGGACCCAGCGGTGTACATCAATACCTTTGATGGTCTGCCGCTCGAACCGGTTAGGGATGACGAAGCCTGCGCCAATCTGCGTTGGCTGATTTCGTTTTTGTGCAATCACGATCAAGCGGCGTCCCAATGGCTGATTCGCTGGCTGGCGTACCCATTGCAGCACTTGGGCGCCAAGATGGACACCGCCGTGCTAATGCACTCGATCATGGAAGGCTCGGGCAAAAGCCTGCTGTTCGCCGATGCACTGGGCATGCTGTATGGCCAGTACGCGGCGACGGTCGGCCAGACACAGTTGGAGAGCAACTTCAACGCCTGGCAAAGCCGCAAATTGTGGTCGGTGTTCGAAGAGGTGGTGAGCCGTGATCAGCGGTACAACCAGGTGGGCAAGATCAAGCACCTAATCACCGGCAAGACGGTGCGGATGGAATCAAAGTTCATCAACGGTTGGGAGGAAGCCAACCATATGAACGCGGTGTTCCTGAGTAACGAAATTCTGCCGTGGCCGATCAGCGACAGTGATCGGCGGATGTTGGTGATGTGGCCTATGGAAACCTTGCCGGTCGAGCGGCAAAAAGCGATCGGACGCGAGCTGGAGCAGGGCGGCGTCGCTGCACTCTATGGCTGGTTGTTGTCGATCGATCTGGGCGACTTCAACCAGCGGACACGACCACCCTCAACGGATGCCCGTGAGCGCTTGGTGGCCTTGAGTCGTGCCGGATGGCAGACGTTCTTGCATCTGTGGAAGTACAGCGAGTTGGGCCACGGTCTTTGGGGGCCGTGTCTCTCGACCGACCTCTATTCGCTGTTCCTCGAATGGTGCCAGCGCAATAAAGAGCATGTGATGAGTCAGACGAAGTTCTCGCTGTTCATCAGTTCCGAGGTTGATAAGACGCGTGCCATTCCCTGGACCGATGGCAACAATCGGCGCTTTGGCGCTTTCTTCTTTCCCGTCGATCAGGACGCTTCCCCGCCCCCATCACTGAAGGCGGCCGAGCTGGGCAAGCAGGTCGAAAACTGGCGGGCCAAGGCGAAGCTGGCGGGCTGGCATGTGGACAGCTGGGACCACATCAAGGCGGCCGCCGCATGACTACATCTAAAAGTGTGTTAGGTGTGTCGGGTGTGTGTTGGGTTGATTTCAGGTACCCCACACAGATTGGAGCATTCATTTTCGGCGGTTTGCGGACGTTATGTCGGGTGTGTTGGGTTTCGCTACGCGTGCGCGCATGCGTGACGTTAGATAGTCGGTTTCTGATGGCTGATTATTTTCTTCATGCGAGAACAGAAATACCCAACAAACCCAACACACTAAACACAATTCGATTAAACCTGTTGATTTTAAAGGGTTTTATTTGTGTTGGGTTTGTGTCGGGTTGGGTGTTTTTTGTGTTGGGTTCGGTTTTCGGTGGAGTAGGGCGATGATCGAGGCAATGGAAGTACTGCTGAAGCACTGGGGTGAGCAACTTCGGCTTAATGGCGAAAGCGGCGGAATGGGCAGCCCAATGGCAACGATCATGGAGTGGGGTGGCTGCGCACCACGCGGCACGCCCGGGTCCCGAGTCATCCTCGGCGCAGGAGCAGGGCCTGATGCAGTTGCACAGGAGATTGCCGCCGCGCTGTCGGAGATCGGGCGTCAGGGCGAGCAGGGTGATCGGCTGATGCGGTTGGCGGGCCTGCGTTATGGCGATGATCCGGCGCCGACCTGGCTGATGCAGTTGCATCTGCTTGGGATGGAGTCGAGAGCGAAACAGACTTACTACGACCAGGTGCACCGTCTGCATGAGCGGCTGCTGGAAGTGCTGGCCGAGCGTGCTGATGCCCGTAAGTGGCTTACCGCTGGTCGGGGCGTTTTGCCTCAAAGTCTTCTCAAAGTTGCGTCAAAGCTGCGTCGAGTTGGATAACCGAAAACGCCCCCTTTTCGGTTCCGTACTCAGGAGGTAAAAAGTCTCCACGATATGAAATTTGCGCCTCGGCGCTGACCTCGCACGTGCTGTGCAGATTCACCCGGCTCTCCCTGTGCCGGTCATCTAACCCCGCTTCGGCGGGGTTTTTCATTTCATTGCCGAGGAGGCAACGCATGTCGACTGAACAGGAGGTGCAGCAGTCGCTGGCCGATCTTCCAACCTGGCTACTGATTCTGGTGGCGCTCGCGGGTTTAACCGGGGAAATGTGGCGTGCTGATGCGGCAGGGATGGCGGTGCCGGTGTTGGTGAAGCGCGTGCTGTTGCGCTTCGGTGCTTCTGCAGTTTTTGGTCTGGCGACGGTGATGCTCGCCACGGCGCTGGGATGCAGCTTGATGACTGCCGCTGCAATAGGCAGCGTTGTCGCTTGTCTCGGCGCCGATGTGGCCAGCGGTTTGTACGCTCGGTGGTTGGCAAAGCGGGCAGGGATCTGCGACGCGCCGCCGAGCGGTGACGGGCAGGCATGAAATCGCCGGGGACCCTGGGGTTTTTTGGCGGGTACGGGGTCGGAAACCCGCGGGAAAGTGTTAGCGGCAAATTTTTTCACGTTGGTTGACAGAGGTTGACGTGGTTGACAGTCCTTGGTTGATAGGAGGTTTACATGACCATTTTGACCCGTACTGAGTACGCGGCCAGTAAAGGCTGGTCTCGCCAATACGTTGGCAAATTGGTTCAACGTGGCCGCCTGGTCCTGACCCTCGACGGCAAGGTTGATGTCGAAGCAAGCGAGCAATATCTTACGATGACCAGCGACCCCTCGCGCAGCAACTCGCTTGGCAATCTTCCGGTGGTCCTCAACACCCAAGAGAGAGAGCCAGAGTTCCCGCATGTATCGCCAGGAACGATTTCCCCCGCAGCGCCGGACTATCAAAAGGCACGAACTCGGCTTGCCCTCGCGCAAGCTGAAAAAGCCGAAAGTGAAGTGCGTAAAGCTAACGGTGAGTTGGTGGAGCGTTCGGTGGTGGATGAGGCCGCCTTCTCATCGGGTCGAATGGTGCGCGATCTATTGCTGGCGCTACCTGCGAAGCTCGCCCCAGAGCTTTCAGCAATGGGTGATCCTTGGGATATCGAAAAGCATCTGATGCAGGAGATTCGTAGCGCTCTTGAGGATGCCGAACGCATTTCCACAGAAGACTTTATTCACGCTGTAACGACGACGAGCTAAGCCTATGCCTGCTGAATATGCCAACGGTGCAGAGGTGTACCGCGAGGCGTATTACCGTGGGATCCGTCCAGAGCCAGCGCTTTGGGTTGATGAGTGGGCGGATGAGTACATGCGTATCCCGCGTGATACTGGCGCTGCTGAGCCCGGTCAATACCGCACCTCTCGCACACCTTATGCACGCGAACCTATGCGGTGCTTGTCACCGTCACATCGTTGTAAGCGAGTGGTCACTATGGTGGCTTCGCAGTTGATGAAAACGCAGATTGCGCTGAACTGGATTGGCGGTCTGATCCACATGGCACCATCCAATATTCTGACCCTACTGCCCAGCCTTGGCCTCGCCAAGCGGGTGTCATCGCGGATCGGCAAGACAATCAAGGCCACGCCTGTGCTGCGAGAGCGTGTGGCGTCAAGCCGTTCGCGGGACGCACGCAACACCATGGACACTAAAGAGTTTGAGGGTGGTTCACTGTACGTGACTACTGCAGGCTCGGCGGCCAACCTGTCGGAACTCTCGGCCCGTTACATTTATGGCGACGAGATTGATCGTTGGGAAGTGGACATCGGTGAAGAGGGTGACCCCATCGAGTTGGCTGAAACCCGCGGCAGTACTTTCGGGCGCAATGCCAAGTTCTATTTTTCCAGTTCTCCCACGATCAAGGGCGCCTCGCGTATAGCTGATCTATTTGAGGGCAGCGACCAGCGTTATTACTACGTGCCATGCCCGACCTGCAAACACATGCAAACCCTTGAGTGGGAACGACTGCACTACTCGAAAGATTTCAGCGTGGTGCATTACCAGTGCGCGGGCCCTGATTGTGACGTTCTGATCGACGAGTACCACAAGGGCGAGATGCTTGCCAAAGGCGAATGGCGCGCTCATGCCGAGGGTGATGGTGAGACCGTTGGCTTTAATCTTAATGCGCTGTATTCGCCCCTGGGCTGGATGGACTGGAAGTCTTTGGCCAAGCAGTTTGAGAAGGCCAAAAAGGCTCAAGCCAAAGGAGACTTGGAACCGATGCAGGTGTTCTATAACACCCGTCTCGCAAAGGTATGGGACAGTGCGCAGGAGCAAACTAAGGCCGAGGTGCTGATTGCTCAGGCGCGGTTGGAGGCGTACACCCTCGGCTCTATGCCTATCGGTGTATTGATGTTGACTGCAGCAGTCGACGTTCAAGCAAATCGCTTGGAATTGATGGTGATGGGTTTTGGCGTCGGCATGGAGCGTTGGGTCGTCGATCACCAAGTAATCTGGGGCGATCCGGCGGATGAGCGCACTTGGGCGGTTCTCGATGAAAAACTCAAGGCTCGTTATCTCCACCCATGCGGTGTTGCTCTCGCTATCTTGGCGGCAGGCGTTGACTCGGGCGGTCACCATACCGACGAGGTCTACCAATTTTGCCGCGTGCGGCGCTGGCGAAATGTGTTCGCCATTAAGGGTGCCAGCAAACCGGGCCGGCCGGTGATTGCCCAGCGGCCTTCCATGGTCGACGTAACTTGGAAGGGACAGACCGAACGCAACGGTGCTGAGCTTTGGTTCGTTGGTACAGACACCGCAAAAGACTGGATCTATAACCGCTATGGGTTTCCTCCTGGGCCGGGGGCACTGCATTTTGCTAATGATCTACCCGATGACTTCTTCGCGCAGTGCGTTGCGGAGCGCAAGGTGGCTCGCTACATTCGGGGCCATAAACGTATCGAATGGATCAAAGGCAAGGCCGAGCGCAACGAAGCACTCGACCTGATGGTGTATTGCTTGGCGATGGCGCATTACTTGGGTATTAATCGCTACCAGGAGCATGATTGGGAGCGGGTGCGTCAATCGTTGGCGCAGTCTGGTCTATTCGACGAAGCGCCAAGCATCAAGCCCGCGCAAATCGCGTCGCGTAGTAAAGCCGCAACGGTAGCGCCGGTTACCACCATCTCGCCACCGGCATTCCATACTGCTGCCCCGGTCATATCACGACCCGTAGCACCGCCACCCCAACGCCGCAGTTCCACCAGTGGTTACCTGAAAAGGCGATAAGCAATTACGGTAGACCTATTGCTGGGCCCAGTACGCGTGCGCCTAATCCCAGCAACTCAGAGACCGTTGCGCGCAAGGTTTCCTTGCCTCCTTCCTTTGCAGCGGTAGTAATGCTCTGTCCGAAAGACGGTCCTTTGGCCAAGCTGCTCGGGGAGGCCTTCAGGACTTCGAGCCCGGCTGCAGTAAGGACAGCATCCTGTGCGTAATAGTGGGTGCAATCCTTGAATGTAAGGTATCCAGAAGACTCTAACCAACGAACTGTAGCAATGAAGAACTCTGCTTTTTCGTTAGGTACATCTGCGCAAACGATGTCACACCAGCGTGTTGCGGGCTCGACGAAATGTTCAGGAACGAGAGATTTCGGCACCGGAAATTTGGCATACAGCTCGGCCAAAACCAGCCCGGTAGTTTCATTAAATTGGTCAATATTGGAGACGGCCATGTCAGAAAACTCTGTGGAAAAAGCGCAACGTGCGCAAAAAGTTAAATCAGCAGCAGAACTCCAACAGGAGCTACGCCAGGTAATTGCAGATCAGCTCACAGGACGAATGGACTGGGTACGCGCCCGTACTTACTGGCGCATGCGTTTACCAGATATTCCAGCAGAGGAATTGGCTGATGCACTGACCCATATCTTGGCGGGTGGTAGCTTTCGGCAAGAGATCCAGTCGAGAAACCAGAACTTCGTCTGACGTTTTTTTATATCACATTGCCAGCATCCTTCGAGCAAACTCCCATGTCTTTCACTCAAAAACACCTCGAAGTCATCGAGCGCGCGATTGCACGCGGTGAAAAAATAGTGCGCTACAACGACCGCACCGTGGAGTACCGCACGGTTGATGAATTGCTCAAGGCACGTGAAGAGATTCGCTCGTCGTTGATCAATGCTGCTGGCCCACGATCGCGTGTGGTTCGGCTGTATCACGGGGGCAAGGGAATCTAATGGCTCGACATTTTCCGACGCTAACCCGTAACGGATTTTTGCTGCCGTCGAACATCAAGGCCAGCTACGAAGGCGCTGGGGAAGGCCGACGATCAGCGAACTGGGATGCTCCCGACAACGGCATCAACAGCATCAACACGCCGGCGTTGCGCAACCTACGGTCGCGTTCTCGGGCAGCCGTACGCAATGACCCCTACGCCTTCAACGTCATCGACAAGCGTGTCAGTAACTTGATTGGCACGGGGATCAACCCTCGGCCAAAGACCGATGATCCAGTGCTGCGCAAGTTGTTGCAGGATCTCTGGGAAGACTGGGTCGACGAAGCGGATGCTGATGAACGCACGGATTTTTACGGTCAGCAGGCACTAATTGCCCGCACGGTCGAGACCTCGGGCGAGTGCTTTGTGCGCCTGCGTCCACGTAGCCGAGACGAAGGATTGGCCGTGCCGCTGCAGCTGCAGGTGTTGGCGCCTGAGTTCGTTCCGCACGATAAATTCGAGACCACGAAAGCCGGCAACATCATTCGCGCGGGCATTGAGTTCAATCCCGAAGGCAAGCGGCTGGCTTACTGGATGTACCTCTCGCACCCACGTGATTCCTCATCGCTGAACGCTGGCTACAACCAACTGGTACGTGTACCGGCGGCGCAGGTGCTGCATATTTTTGAGCCCGTTGAACCAGGCCAGCTGCGAGGGGTTCCGCGTTTATCGCCGGTCTTGAAACGCCTGCGCAGTCTCGACAATTACGACGATGCCGTGTTGTTTCGCCAGGAGGTGGCCAACCTCTTTGCCGGTTTCATCAGCCGCCCGGCTCCAGACTCCGGTCCTGTACCGCGCGATCCAGTCACGGGGCAGCCCCTGGTCACAGACGGTGATGGTTTTACGCCGATGGTGGCGCTGGAGCCCGGCACCATGCAGGAGCTGGGACCCGGTGAAGAGGTCGAGTTTTCCAAGCCTCCGGATGCCGGTAATAACTACCCGGACTTTATGCGGCAGCAATTGATGGCCGCAGCGGCCGGTTCAGGTACGCCTTACGAGATCCTCACCGGTGACATGCGCGAGGTAAATGATCGAGCATTGCGCGTCGTGCTCAACGAGTTTCGGCGACGCCTGGAGCAGCTGCAATTCGGTGTATACGTGCACCAGCTGTGCCGCCCGGTGCGGGCGGCTTGGATGGACATGGCGGTGCTGTCGGGGACCTTGGCGCTGGCTGACTACGCACAACGACGCCGCGAATACCTGCGTACCCGTTGGGTGCCACAAGGCTGGGCATACATTCAGCCAGTACAGGACGTCCAGGCTCGACGGATGGAAGTGCAGGCAGGGTTTGCTTCGCGCAGTGAAATGGTCTTGCGCACCGGCTACGACGCCGAAACTGTCGACGCAGAAAACGCTGCCGACCTGGCCCGTGCCACAAAGCTGGGCCTCAATTACAACACTCTCGCCGTCCTCGAAAAGATCGACGACAAGGAGCAAGAATGAGCAAGAAAACCCGCCCGCGCATTTATGACAAGGCCGGCAAGCTGGTCAAAGTCGAGGACAAGAGTTGGTATGCGTTGCAAGCCAGCGGCGAAGCTAATCAGCGCACGATCGAAGTGTTTGTCTATGGCGAGATTGGCGGTTGGGGCATTACCGCGAATCAGTTCTCCCAGGACTTACGGGCCATGGATGACGGTGTGTCGCCCGTCATCGCGGCCTTCAACAGCGTCGGCGGTGATCTGTTTGATGGTCTGGCCATGCATAACGCCTTGGCTCGGCTGGGTGAGCGTTGTACTGGCCGCATTGATGCATTGGCCGCCAGTGCCGCCAGTGTCGCCGTCTGCGGCGCCCATCGAGTGGTGATCGCGGCCAATGCCATGATGATGATTCATAACCCCTGGACTTACATGGCCGGTGATGCCGAGGACTTTCGCAAGGTCGCCGACGTGCTCGACCAGACGACGGAGGCAATCATTGCTTCCTACAAAGCGAAAGCGCCCAACATCGACGAGGTCGAGCTTCGGCGATTGGTCGCCGCCGAAACCTGGCTCACCGCCAATGAAGCGGTGGCACTGGGGTTGGCCGACGAAGTCGGGGATGGCGTCAAGGTCAAGGCCTGTCTCGGTCAGGGCGCGGTGCTGCAGCGTTACCAGCATGCACCGGCTGAGTTGCTGGCCCAACTTGAGGCTCCCGAGGAGCCGGATCCGGATAATGAGCCTGAAGACACGCCGCCGACGCCGCCCGTGGTTGACTCGACCAAGTTGGCGCTGATGATCACCCAGCGTTGCGCTGAGGCAGGGATCAGCAACCTGGTCGCGCCTCTACTCAGTTCGACCAAGCTGGAAAGCGAAGAAATCGTGCAGGCCGGTTTAACCCGCGCTAAGGCCGTCAACGACCTCTGTGTTGCGGCGCGATTGCCTGAATTCAGTGCCGAGTATGTCGCGGCCGGCTTGGATGCGGTGGCGGTTCGGGCACGCCTATTCGACAAGATCGTCAGCAGCGGCAAAGGCTTCGAGATTGATAACAGCTTGCCGCTGGACGACGACACACCGCTGCAGCCCCAAGCCAAACAACCCAATTCCGGTTCGATCTGGGCGGCGCGCAAAGCTGCTCACGGTGGTAAACCCAACACTGCTCGAGGAGCGCATTCATGAGTCACATCCAACGCGAACCGGTTCACGCCGGTGAGTTCCTGCTGTCCGAAGGTGCCGGGCAAATTTCCCGCGAGGTGATCAACGTCGCCGCCGGTGCCGCCTTGATGCCTGGACAGGTGCTCGGTCTGGTCACGGCGACAGGTTTTTTTGCTCCGTACAATCCGGTGGCCACAAACGGCAGCGAAGACGCTGCCTGCATTCTGTTCGGGCCCTTGGGCGAGTCCGATGTCACCCGTCGTGCGCGGGCTGTCGTGCGCTTGGCGGAAGTCAGTGAAGCCCATCTGACCGGGCTTGATCCCACTGCCGAGCAAGCCCTGGCCGAGCGATTCATCATCGTTCGATAGCCCATCTGACACTTCCCCCAACCCCGCCTCGAGCGGGGTTTACTTTTTCTGGAGTACTTTCATGGCTGATATCGCCATTTTTGAAGAGCAGGCGTTCTCTGTTTCTTCCCTGACCCATGCCATCAATGAGCAGGCCTATCTGCCCGGACGCATCAGCAGTCTCGGCCTGTTCCAGGAGGAGGGCGTCACCACGCTGACCGTGCAGATCGAAAAGGACGGCGACACCTTGGCGCTGGTACCGGCCGGCGAACGCGGCACTTCGGGTTTGGTGGTCGGTGCCAGCAAGCGTGATCTGATCCCGTTTAACACCGTGCACCTGCCGGAGCGCTTCACCATTCGCGCGGATGAGGTTCAGGGCATCCGGGCCTTCGGTGAGCAAACCGAGCTGCAGGCGGTGCAGGACGTGGTCAACGCACGGCTGGCCAAGGCTCGCCGTCAACTGGATGCTACCCACGAATTCCAGCGAGCCGGCGCCCTCAACGGCCTGATTCTGGATGCAGATGGTCAACGTGTGCTGCTTAACATTTATGACCGCTTTGGCGTGCAGCGCCAAGAGCTGTCGATGGGCCTGAACGCCGCGGACACCGAAGTGCGGGTCAAGTGCGGTGACGCCCTGGACATGCAGGAGGATGCGCTGGGCAGCACCACCAGCTCGGGCTCCCGTGCGTTCTGTGGCAAGACGTTTTGGAACAAGCTGGTTGCGCATAAGTCGGTTAAAGACACCTACCTGAACACCATCCAGGCCGCAGCGCTGCGCGGTGATGCACGCGATAGCTTCGAGTTTGGCGGGATTGTTTGGGAGCGTTACCGGGGCAAGGTCGGCGGTGTGGCCTATGTGCCGGACGATGAAGCGCGGTTGGCACCGGAAGGGGTACCGGATTTGTTTATCTCCGCATTCGCTCCCGCTGACTACATGGAAACGGTCAATACCCTGGGTATTCCGTACTACAGCCGAATCGAAACGCTGCCGTTCGGCAAGGGCGTGGCGGGCGAAGCCCAATCCAACCCCTTGCACCTGTGCACGCGTCCGCGCGCACTGATTCGCCTGAAGCTCTGACCATGAGCTTTCGGGACCTGGTCGATGACATCGACAGCACCGTGTTCGACACCCTGGCTGACACTGGTTACATCGAAGGTCGCCAGGTCCTGGGCATGTTCTCCGCCCCTTGGCTGCAGCCGCAGATGGGGCGGCTGAACACCGGCTTGCGGGAGCCGCGCTTTGTCATTCGTGTGGTCGATGCCGAGGGTGTGGACAAGGCGCAGACGGTGCGTATCGATTTGCCGGCGCTGGATGGCGGCGGCGTTTACACCCTGGTCAATGTCGAACCCAGCGGGGATGGTCTGGTGGCACTGATATTGAGGATGCAGGCATGACTGTTGGGAGTTACTACAAGACATCCGCCACCAGCGCGATGATCACGCTGCAGCCTTCAGCCTCCGATCTACAGGCCTTCCAGGAGTTTTCCGCACGGGTGCCGAAGGCTGCAGCAAATGCCCAGCGGCGGGCGATCAACAAGACTCTGAGATGGTTGCGCACCCAGATTGCGCGCACGGTCGGTAAACAGGAACGCATCGCGGTGGCTGCAGTACGACAACGGCTGCGCAGCTACCCGGTCAAGGGAGATACCGGACAAGGCAAGCTCTGGTTCGGTATCAACCCGATCGAAGCCAGCCGCATCGGTCGACCTCGGCAGGGCAAGGCGGGCGTGTCGGTGGCCGGTCGTCGGTACCGTGGTGCGTTCTTCAAACGGGTTTACGGCAGTCGGGCCGATATCTGGATACGCACCGGCAGCAAGCAATTTGCTGCCGATGATTACCCAGACACTCACGCGTCCACTGGCGGTGGCCACCGCTCTGGATGGATCTCGGAGAACGACAACCGATTCCCCTTGGCGAAAGCCAAGGTGTCGCTCGAAGACGTTCGTCCGCATTTCGAGTCCTGGACCCGGCGGGCCAATGAGCGACTGCTTGTGGTGCTCAAGCAAGAGCTGAATTTTGAACTGCAGAAATCTTTGAAGGGGCGCGCTCGTGTCTAATCAGCCATTCAGCCTGGATCAACTTTACAGCGCGATCGAGCAACATCTACGCGAGGCATTGCCGGCGGTGCAGTTCGTCGCGACCTGTCCGGATATTCGGGATCGGGTGGCTCTGCCGGCGGTGTTTCTTGAGCTGGCCGAGTTGGAGCCGGGTCGAGACATCGGTACCGGCGAGACGACGCTGGTGGCCAAGTTTGAGGCGCGGGTGATCGTGGCGCCTGAGCAGGCCCATCATCAGCAGAAGGCCGCGCACTTGGCCGCGCAAATTGCGGTGCTGCTGCGCATGCAAAACTGGGGCTTGGCGGTAGAGCCTGCCGAGTTCATTCAGGCCTCGCAGGACTGGACCAAACCCGAACTGGATGGTTACACCGTCTGGGTCGTGGAATGGATTCAGCAGATCTACCTCGGTGAGATCAAATGGCCCTGGCCGGATGAGCCGCCCGGCACGCTGCTGTTCGCCATCCACCCGGGCGCGGTGGATCCTGACGCGCCGCTGGTGGCGCCGGAGGACGCATGAGTTACGCCGGCGCCGAGCATGACCGCATGCTGGCCGGGCTGGTGAAGCCGTGCTTCGTGGTCGCTTTGGACCTGGCGGCGGTGCCGCCGGTGTGCCGGGTGTCGGACGGCGAATGGGTCAGTGCCTGGGTGCGTTGGCACAGCCTGGCCGCCGGCAAGGCGCGGCACTGGCGAGTGCCCAGCATGAACGAGCAGGGCGCGTTGATCAGTACCAGCGGTGACGTGTCACAAGGCACCTTTGTGCCGGGGCTGTACGGCAACGCGGGACCGGCCCCGGACACCCGCGACCATGTCGAGCGCTGGCTGTTCGACGATGGCGGCTCGCTGACTTACGACTGGCAGGCCAAGCGGTACAGCATTGTCTTGCCGTCTGGCACCGTCGCGATTCAGGTTGCCGGCTCGGATCTGACCGTGGCGGATGACACCGTGACGGTGAAGTCGGGGCATATCACCCTGGACGGTCCTGCGCTGCTCAAGGGTGACGTGCAGATCGAGGGCGACGTGCTGATCACTGGCGCGTTACGCGTAACGGAGGACATTTTCGGCGGCGGCCAGATCGTCGACACCGCCGGCAACACTGCGAACCACCAGCACTAAACGCAACCCATTAACCAGCCCGCCGCGTGCGGGCTTTTTGTTACCTGGAGAACACTGTGGCCAATCCCACTACCCCCAAGGCCGAGGCCGAAAGCCCGCGGCCGACCACTTACCAGGACAGCGCGTTCACGTCGCGGACCCTGATCATGACCAGTGGCCGACAGCACGCGGTAGCCGCCGGCAAAGTCACGGTCAGCAGTGCCGACGCCGAGGCGCTGGCGTTCCTCGACAGCGACCCGGCTTTCCAGCGCTTGCCGGAGTAAACCCATGATCGGAATGGACCGCCATACAGGGTTGCCGATCTCGGGCATCGAGCATTTGCGCCAGTCCATTGCCGACATCCTCGGCACGCCGCTGGGCTCGCGGGTGATGTTGCCCGAGTACGGCAGCAAGGTGCGCCGCTTCGTCGACCTGCCGGTTAACGCCGGTTGGAAAAGCGCGGTGCAGGCCGAGGCGGCCCGCGCCCTGGGACGCTGGGAAAAACGCCTGGTGCTGGAAAGCATCCAGGTGTTAGCGGTGCTGGATGGGCAAGTGCGCTTTCGCTTGCGCGGCACCTTCAACGATGTGCCGATTGATATGGAGGTTGCCGCATGAGCACTCTGGACCTGGCCAGCCTGCCGGCGCCGACCGTGATCGAGGCGCTGAGCTTTGAAGAGTATTACCAGCAGGCGTTGACCGAGTTTCGCGCGCTGATGGGGGCCAACTGGAACGCCGCCCTGGAGTCGGACCCGGTGGTCAAGCTGCTGGAACGGGCGGCCTATGAAAAGCTGATGACCCGGGCGCGGATCAACGACGCGGCCAAGGCGCAGCTGGTGGCCTTTGCGCGCAAGTCCGACCTCGATCACCTGGCGGCCAACTACAACGTCAAGCGCCTGACAGTGATCGAGGCCGACCCCACGGCCGTGCCGCCGATCGAGGCGCAGTACGAGGAAGACGATTCACTGATGGAGCGGGTCTTGCTGGCGTTCGAGGGCATGGCCGTGGCGGGCCCGAGCGGCGCCTATGAATTTCACGCGCTGTCGGCCGATGGCCGGGTCGCCGATGCCAAGGCCAGCAGCCCGAGCCCGGCCACGGTGCTGGTGAGCATTCTCAACCGGCTCAATGGTGGCGTTGCCACCGAAGACCTGTTGAACAATATCCGCGTCGCGCTGAGCGACGAGACCATTCGCCCGGTCGGCGATCGGGTGATTGTGCAGTCGGCCGAGCTGATCGATTACGCAATTGAGGCGGTGCTGTACCTGTACCCCGGGCCGGAAAACGAACTGAGTCTGATCGAGGCCAACGCGTCCAAAAACCGCTACATCAACACCCAGCGCCGTTTGGGTCGGGACATTCGGCGTTCGGCGATCCATGCCGCGCTGCATGTGTCGCGGGTGCAGCGGGTCGAGTTGATCAAGCCGGCGGCGGATGTGGTGATCGCCGATCACCAGGCGGCCAACTGCATCAGTTCGCTGGTGACGATCGGGGGCACCGATGAATGACGCCAGCCTGTTGCCGTCCAACCGCACGCCGCTGGAGCAGGCCCTGGCGCAAGTGGGCCTGGAAAACCCGGGCCTGGCGGACGTGCTGCGCGACACCAAGTCGCCTGAACATTGCTCGGCGAACATGCTGCCCTGGCTGGCCATTGAACGCAGCGTGGACCGCTGGGACCCGGAATGGTCGGAGGACATCAAGCGCAAAGCGGTGCGCGCCTCGTTCGAGATTCACAAGCGCAAGGGCACGATTGCGGCCCTGCGTCAGGTGGTCGAGCCGTTCGCCGACATCATCGACATTACCGAGTGGTGGCAGCTGGAACCGATGGGGCCGCCGGGCACCTTTAGCCTCGGCCTGGCGTTGCTCGATACCGGCCTGAGCGATCGCGGCATTGCCGAGCTGGAACGGATGATCACCGACACCAAGCCGATCAGCCGGCACCTGGTGGGCCTGAGTATCACCTACAGCCCGAACGGGATGTTTCACCTGGGCGCGGCCGTGTTCTCGGGCGATGAAACGGAAATCCTGTCGCCGGAGCTGATGGCGGGGGACTTCCTCGACCTTGAGTTGATCATGCTGGCCAACGACCTGAGCTATTTCAGCCACCAACTATTACCCGCACTGATGAGGGTTACATGAGCGAACTTTCAGACCGCCAGCGCGCCGCCATCGAATTGCTGGAGGCGGCGGCGCAAGTGGCGCACGACATCGTGCACAAGCCGGCCGGCGAGGTCGTCGACACCGAGTCGGGGCCGTCTCCGACCTTTCAGACGCTGTCGGGGCTGATTCTCGACCTGGTGGGAGGGCTGTTGCTGCCGCGCCGCGTGGCAATCGCCTCGGCGGGCCCGGCGCTGGCCTTGGACGTGGCCTATACCGCCGGGATGTCGTTCTTTGACGTGACCCTGGATCAGCCGAACTGCGCGCTGACGTTTCTCAACACGGCGGTGCCGGCTGGTTATACCTGGTCGTTTACCGTGCGCCTGGTACAGGGCACCGGGGCCAATCAGGTGACCTTTCCGGCCGCCATCCACTGGCCGGCCGAACGGCCGCCGCTGCTGTCGTATGAGTCCGGCTCGGCCGACCTGGTGACGTTCACCTGGGACGGCGCGCACTGGCTCGGTCTTCATGAGGGGAGCTGGTTCAATGTTTCAAACCCCGCTTAACAGTCGGCGACCGACATGCCAGAAAGCCGCGCTGGCCAATGCCCTGAACATGATCGAAGGGCACCACCGTTTCTTGCAACGCAACACCGGCGACACCACCGACGCCACGCTGCAGCACTTTGTGCAGAACACCCAGGGCGTGCTGGCGAACAACCGGCATTTCATCGCGCATTCGCAGATGGAGTACCAGCCCAACGGCGACGGCACCACCGAAGGCCAGTCCTTGCACATCCTCGGGTATGCCCATGCCTACCTGGCCACCCGGGACCCGCGTTACCTGGAGGCGGCGGTATGGTACTGGGAAGCCTATGAGGCGTATTTCTACGCGGGCCAGCCGATCCCGGACACGCCGCAACGCCGGATTGCCAACTGGATCGTTAATGCCAAGGAGCCGGTGCTGGCCAACTGGCCGATCAACGTCGCCGAGCCGACGCACAGCGGCTTTAAGGGCGTGGAATTCACTTTCAGCAACGGTGCGCTGGCGATTCCGCACGGGGCGCCGCACTGGGGCGAGTATCTGGACAAGGCCACCTTTGCCTTTGACGGGGCGCTGGCCTGGGATGCGATCAACGCGACAGTCCAGGGCGTGAAGCCGGATGGGGCAACCGACTGGGACCAGGGCGGTGTGCAGTATGACGTCGACTGGATCATTGCCTGGACCGGGCAAAAGATTAATTGGGATGGCGACGTATTGTCGGCGGGCCATCCGCTCGCCGAGCGCGGTCAGGTGCAGCTGAAGAACACCGGCGTCAACGGCGCGCACAAGTTCAACTATGCGACCCGGCAACCGGTCGAGCATGGGGGCTATCTAATCCCGCGTAACGCGGTGCAACACAACCGGCCGCTGCATGTGCCGCTGCTGGGCAGCGTCAACCAGATGGGCAACGCGGCGGACGGCGAAGAGTGGTACATGGACGCCTGTTACCTGCTGTGGCGGATCACCGGTGAGAGCCGCTACAAAAAGGCCATGGACGCGTGCCGTTTTACCGCGCACGAGTACACGCAAATCGACTCGACCGACCGCTTTTTTCGGCAGAGTACGACGGCGGGCACGCCGTTTACCGATGGCATTTCCTACGAGTTCACGTACCCGAGCGAGGTCACGCCGGTGCTGGGTCGCGATTCGCTGGGATACATCACGATGCAGACCGACGCGGCCGCCCAGGTGTCGATCGAGCAGCAATCGGTGTGGTTTCGCATTAGCCCGGATTCGCTGGTGCGCACCTGTTACGGCGGCGTGGACATCAACAACGGTCCGCTGACGGCCAAGGTGGAAGTGACCATTTCCCAGGACAAGGCCGAGGGCAGTGGCATCAAGTACGGCTGTGCGCTGCCTAAGTCGGTGTCCAGCGTCGAGCTGGTGACGCACGACATACCGTTATCGCAGTTCACCCGCCTGACCAAGGACGACGGCAGTGAGTACATCATGGCCGACCTGCGTGCCGTGTCGAGTTCGGACGATATCGTTTCGGTGGAGAGTTACGAACCGGCGATTTTTGAAGGGCGCGCCGGCACGGTGGTGAAATCGTTTTTCCCCGATGATGAGGGCTGGTACTCGATCGGGCATTACCTGCTGGCCGGCGAAAAGGCGCCGATGCACAGCATCACTTATCGGGCGGACGGCTATTTCAACTTGCGCTTTGCCGATGACGACGGGTGGCGTTGGTGGTGGATGCTGCCGCCGACTGGCGGCGCCTTTGTCACCCTGCAGATTCGCCCGGAGGACGCGACGCTGTCGGGCTATCAGCCGGGCGCGGCGGGGCGGCCTGACCCGGCGGCGCCGGTGTATTCGCAGATCGAGGAATTCAGCATTTTGATGGATTCCTCGGACACGAATCTGACCTTTGAATATTACTGCATCAACGAACTGCCGCCGGCCTTCGCCGAGCAAGACGGTTACACGCTGCAGTATCGGTTGACGGTCAGCGGCCAGGCGCAGTTTCGGGGGCTGGTGGGCGATTGCACGATCCGCAATTACCGCAACGATTCGTTGGCTTATTGCCCCGGGGTGATCCCGTTCTCCAATATCTATTCGGAGGGCACCGACCAGATCGGCGCGTGGCACGGCATGCCGTACCCGGGCTATCAGTACCCGTTTATTTACTGCATCGATCCGCTGGACCAGTACGTCGGCGAACTGCAGAACATGGTCGAGTTCCTGTACGACTCGCAGCACTGGTATCAGCAGCGGTTCGGCCAGCTCGGCCCGGGCGCCTCGGCCTACGTGTGGAACCGTTGGGACAACTACAAGTACGGCGAGCCGGACACCTGGACCATGCACCACTGGGGCACCGGCACCGCCTGGAGCGGCTACCAGCCCCGGGCCATGATGGGCGCCTGCCGCGCCTGGTATGAGCTGGTGCACCAGGGCAAGCCAGTGCCATCCAAGCTGATCGCCTACGCGGAAAACTGGATCACCTGGTTGATTCAGTTTGTGAAGGCGCACGACGGCATATTGCCCACGGATTTTCCCATGGCCAGCGTGCCGCAACCGGTGCCGGACGACTTCACCGGGCACATGACCGGACTGTGGCTCGCCGGCGCCTGTCTGGCGGGTTTGGCGGGCAGTCAGGTGGCAGAGCTGGACGTGTTGATCGAGGCCTGCGTCAGCGAGCTGCAGCAGTACTACGTGGTTACGCCCGTGCCGGGTCAGCCCATGAACGGCAGTTGGTCGCCGGCGGTTCGCCTGGGCACCGATAACGGCATGTTCTTCGGCTTTTGGGCCGGGGAGATCCTGCGCGGCCTAAGTCTGTACATCCAGTACCGCACCCTCGGGGCGGGGGCGAACATCTACGGCGCGCCGCTCCCGGCGTAGCCATTCAAGGCCTGGCCAGCAAGGCGGGCGCAGACTTCAAGACAAGGCGCAGGTATGGCAGAGCAGGATATTCTTTATATCGCGATGCTGACGGAGGTGGGCGCGGCGCAGTTGGCCAAGTCCATTGCCAACGGCACGCCGTGGAAAATTCCCAAGATGGCGGTCGGGGATGGCAACGGGGTAACGCCGCTCCCGTCGAAATTGCAAAAGAAGCTGATCAACGAAAAGCTGCGTTTCGACCTCAACCGGCTGACGGTGCAGAGCGAAAAGTCGGCGATCGTCGCCGAGGGCATTTTGTTGCCCGAGATGGGCGGCTGGTGGGTGCGCGAGGTCGGCCTGTACGACGACGCCGGGCTGTTGATCGCGGTGGCCAGCTACCCGGCCACCTACAAGCCGATTCGCGAGCAGGGCAGCGGGCGCACCCAGGTGATCCGCCTGGTGATCCAGATCAGCAGCACGGCCACCGTGCAAATCATCAACGACCCGAACACGGTCACGGCGACCCTCAGCGTGGTCCAGGAAGCGATCGACCAGGGCGAAGCGGCCAGCGCGCGCAAGCTGAAGACGTCGCGCGCCATTGCACTCACGGGCGACGCCACGGGGGAAGGGCAGTTCGACGGCTCGGCGGCCTTGAGTATCGCCTTGGCGCTGTCCAAGACCGGCGTGGCCGGCGGCACCTACACCAAGGTCACGGTCGACGACAAAGGCCGGGTGAAATCGGCGGCCAACCTGGCGGCGGCGGACATTCCGGCGCTCGATGCCGCCAAGATCACCAGCGGCACGTTGGACCGCAACACCACCGGCAACGCCGGCACGGCGACCAAGTTGCAGGCCGCGCGCAAAATCAGCTACAGCGGCGACCTGGCGGGCAATGGCCTGTTCGACGGCTCGGGCAACGTGGACATCAACCTGACGCTGCGCAACACCGGCGTGCTGGCCGGCAGTTACGGCAAGGTCCGGGTCAATGCCAAGGGCCTGGTCTTGGAAGGTATGGCGCTGACGGCGGCGGACATTCCGGCGCTCGATGCGAGCAAGATCACCACCGGCACGCTGAGCCGGCCCACCAGCGGCAACGCCGGGTCCGCGACCAAGTGGCAGAACGCCCGGGCGCTGACTTTTAGCGGCGCGGCGACTGGCGGGGGGTGGATGGATGGCACCGGGAACCTGGACATTGGTTTGACCTTGGCCGGCTTTGATGCCAGCAAGATCGTTTCGGGGGCGGTGCCCATGGCGTGCGGTGGCACCGGCGGCTGGAACGCGGCGTCGGCCCGGGCCAGCCTCGGGGCCGCGTCGCCGGCCTTGCTGTGGCACAGCGGCAACGGTTTTTGGTGGGACAAAAACACCGGGCTGTTTGTGCAATGGGGTGTCCGCGAACTCGGGGATATGCCCGGGGGGATGTGGAACGTGCCGTTTGGTTTCAACTGGGCCTTTGATACGCCGCCGTTTATTTTGATCCCCGTGATTACCCAACTGTCGGGCGGCAATGTGGCGGCCGCGACGGTGACGTGTGCCATGAACGAAGGAACATTGACCAACGGCGGCTTCACCCTGAGTTTCACTGAACATGCCAACAACGTGCAGAACTTCGGTGTGCGCTGGCTCGCCGTGGGCTACCGCTTGAGCCCGATGTAATTCAGGCAATACCCGTTTCACGCAACCGCCGACTGGCGGTTTTTTCGTTTCTTAGGAGAGCGTTTTATGAGTGGCTTCTTTCACGGTGTCACGACCAGCCTGGTCGAGTCCGGCGCCCGCATCATCAGCTTGCCGTCGTCGTCGATCATCGGTCTGGTCGACACCTTTACCCCCGGGCTGGGTCTGGTCCAGGACAACGTGCCTACCCTGCTGACCACTCCCCGCGAGGCGGTGGCCGCGTTTGGCGCTGACTCGCCGATCACCAAGGCCGCGCAGACGATTTTTGACCAGGCAGCGGCGGCCATTGTGGCGGTTGGAGTGACGTCCTCGGGCGAGGCGGCGGCGGTGACCAGCGCAGTGATCGGCGGTGTCCAGGCGAACGGTAAGCGCACCGGCTTGCAAGCGCTGCTGGACGGCAAGAGCCTGTTCAACCTTCAACCCCGGCTGGTCGTAGCGCCCAAGCACAGCGCGACCGAAGCGGTGGCCACCGCCATGGGGGTGCTGGTGGGCAAGCTGGGCGCGATCGGCATCGTCGACGGCCCGGGCACGACGGACGAGGCCGCGATTGCCTACGCCACCGAACTGAGCAACAAGCGCCTGTTCCTGGTCGATCCGGGCATCAAGCGCTGGAACACCACCACCGACGCGGAGGAAGTCCTGGCAGGTTCGGCCATGGTGGCCGGTCTGTTCGCGCAGACCGATGCGCGTTATGGCTTCTGGTCGTCGCCGTCGAACAAGGAAATTGCCGGCATCACCGGCACCGGCCGCGCCGTGGAGTACCTGGACAACGATCCGTCGTGCCGGGCCAACGTCCTCAACAACGCCAATATCACCACCATCATTCGCGATGGTGGGTATCGCCTGTGGGGCAACCGCACGCTGTCCAGCGATGCGAAATGGGCGTTTGTCACCCGGGTGCGCACCGTCGACATGGTGATGGCGGCGATTCAGGCGGGCCACCGTTGGGCGGTCGACCTGGGCATCACCAAGACCTACATCAAGGAAGTGACCGAAGGCCTTAACGCCTTTATGCGCGACCTCAAGGCCCAGGGCGCGGTGATCAACTTCGAGGTCTTTGCCGACCCCGAGCGCAACACCGCGACCCAGATCGAGCAAGGCAAGGTGGTCTGGTCGATTCGTTTCTCTGATGTGCCGCCGGCGGAAAACCCGATTTTCGAAGTCGAGGTAACCAACCAGTGGATGACCGAAGTTCTCGACGTAGCCTAAGGAGGCGCGCACATGATTCCTGAAGTACTGCACAACACCAACATGTTCGTCGGCGGTAACAGCCTGCAAGGCGATGTCCCGAGCCTGAGTTTGCCCAAGCTGTCGGTCAAGGTTGAGGAATACCGCGCCGGCGGTATGGATGCGCCGATCGACATGGACATGGGCCTGGAGAAACTGGAGGCCAGCTTTACCACCAACGGCGTGCGTCGCGAGGTGCTGAAGCACTTTGGCGCCTTCGACCAGACCGGCTTTAACGCGACGTTCCGGGGCTCGTTCAAGGGCCAGAAGGGTGCGACCAAGGCGGTGGTGGCCACCCTGCGTGGCGGCCTGCGTGAAGTCGATCCGGGGGAGTGGAAGGCGGGCGAAAAAGCCGAGTTTAAATACGCGGTGTCCGTGACCTATTACAAACTGGAAATTGACGGCCGGGTGATGTTTGAAATCGACCCGCTCAACTGTGTACGCGTCATTGATGGCGTGGATCAACTGGCCGCCGAACGCGCCGCCCTGGGCATTTAAGGACTAAGACGATGACGACTGCCAAGACACTGCCAAGCTGGCTGGAACTGACCGACGAGGGCGCGAACATCACTTTGCGCAAGGCTTCGGAGATCAACCAGGTGAAAGTCCAGCGCGTTAGCCTGCGCTCGCCCACGGTGGCCGAGTTGCGCGCCGCCACCCTGCAAGCCGGTGGCGATGCGGAAAAGCGCGAGGTGATCCTGTTTGCCTCGCTGGCGGAGGCCGGTACCAAGGATATGGAGGCGCTGACGATCGTGGACTACAACCGCATTCAGGCCGGCTATTTTCGCCTGGTCGAGGATGATGAACCTTACCCCTACGACGCTTAAGGCTGCGGCCAAGCGGCTGGCCCGGGAGACCCATTTTTCGGCCAGCGAAATCGAAGCCATGCGGTTCGACCGCGTGCTTTGGTGGCTCACGGATTGAGCCTTTCCCTTCGTTACGCGTAACAGGGCATTCCTATGGCAAACAAGATGGCGCTCGGCCTGGTGATCGGCGGCGTGGTCAGCTCGACGGTGGGCGCCGCATTTCGGGACGTGGAGAACCGCGTCAAGACGCTGAGTGACAAGGGCAAAAAGGCGCGCGTGCTGCAGAGCACCATCGGCGAAACCATGCGTCTGCGCGATGAGTGGAAAAAGGCTCACGACGCGGGCGAAAAAGGCGCCGCCGGGCTACTGCGACGCCTGGAAAACAACCTCACGGTGTTGCGTAAGGAGGGCATCGAGGTCGGCCACCTGGCGCGGGAATATGATCGCTTGGGCCGGGCAGGGCGCAGCGCTGAGTTGCAGGCCAAGGGACGCCACCAGATTGACCAGGGCAAGCACGGGCTGCGCAATGGCATAACGCAGGCCACTGTCGGCGCCGGCGTGGTGGCGATCCCGGCCAAGATCAGCGCGGACTATCAGGCGATCATCCGCGACATTGCGATCAAGGCCGGGGTGGCCAAGACCGATCAAGAAGCGCAGATGTCGCGCCGGGTGATTCAGACATCGCAGGACGTCGGCATGGGCCGCAACGACGTGGCCAACGTGGTTAACCAGTTGGTCGGTGCCGGCATGGAGCTGCGCCAGGCACTGGAGTTCGCCCCGGTGGCGGCCAAGTTTGTGGTCGGTCAGGGTTCGACCGGGGTCGACACCGCCAAGATGATTTATGCGTTGCAGAGTAACGCCAAGATCACCGACCCCAAGCAGCTGGAAAAGGCCTTGGAGGCGGTGGCCTTCCAAGGCCAGGCGGGCAGCTTTGAGGCCAGCGACATGGCCCGCTGGTTCCCGGAATTGCTGGCCGGCATGCAGAAGCAGGGCATCACCGGCATGGATGCGGTGACGCAACTGGGCTCGATGCTGCAGGTGCAGATGAAGACTGCCGGCAGCGCCGATGAAGCGGCCAACAACCTCAAGAACTGGATGGAGAAAATCGGTTCCGGGGATGTGGTCAAGGCTTACCAAGTCGCCGGCATTGATTACCAGAAGTCGCTCAACGACGGCATTCAAAACGGCATGTCGACGCTGGAGGCGAGTTTCGGCCTGGCTAAGAAGTACATCGAAACCACCGACCCGAAAAAGGCCCGGGAAATGGCCGAGGCGACGGCCAAGATCAACAAGGAGACCGATCCAGCCAAGGCCAAGGAAATGCTCGCCAACCTGGAGCAGATGCTGCGCACCGGCGACATTTTCGCGGACATGCAGGTCAAGTCGGCGCTGGCTGCCTACGTGCAGAACAAGGCCTTGTATGACCAGCTGAAAAAGGATGCGGGCAACGCCTCGGGCATCCTCGACAAGAACCTGGCCGAGCGCCGCGATACATCGTCGCAAAAGTGGAACGAGGCGCTGCAAGCGGGCAACGATGCGTTGCGCAGCGTGGGTGACGCGATTCGGCCCGCCACCGATGCGCTGGCCAGCGGGTTGACCTCGGCGGCCAAGGGCATCACAAGCATCAGCGATGCGTCGCCGATGCTGGTCATGGGCCTGACCGGCCTGGGCGCCAGTGCGGTGGCGGCCATGACGGTGCTGAAAACCATCAAGATCGGCCAGGGCGTGTTCAACGTCGGCCGGGGGCGGCGGGGCGCGCGTGACGGCGGGGCCCCGGGCGTCCATTCACCAGAGGGGCAGGGTGAGGGGGCGCACGCTGGTTCAAGCGTCGATCCGGTGGACACTGGCCGGAAAGTGCGCGATGCCCTTGGCGGAGGCACGCCCGGCGAAGCGGCCGGCAACGCTCACATTCAAAAGGTATTTGTGGTCAACGCCGGGGACCTCGGCGGTCCGGGCGGCGCGGGTGGCAGTCGTCGCGCCCGGCGCCGGGCTCGCCTTCGAGCTTCGCCACCGTCATCGCCACCAACGCCATCGTCGCCGTCGCCTTCCTCCGGGTTGGGCCTCAGGGATGTGGTCGGGAAGGTCGGCAAGCTGGGCAAGGCGCTCCCAGGCGAAGCGGTATTCGAGGCGGGTATTAAGGCATTTGAAACGTTCAACACGGCCAAGACCGACGACGAAAAGGGCGAAGGGTACGGCGCCGCCGCCGGCGGTCTGGCGGGGACCATGGCCGGTGCGGCCGCCGGCGCGGCGATCGGTTCGGTAGTGCCCATCCTCGGCACGGCGGTGGGCGGTATGGTTGGGGCCATGCTGGGCGCGATGGGGGGCGAATCGTTGGGGTCGATGTTGGGCAAGTCGACGTTTGCCAAGACGCTGTTTGGCAGTGAGTCGGCGCCGGGGGATGTCGTGCGCTCGATGACGGCGCAGGCGGGCCCGCCACCACCGCCGTCGCCGCTGTTGCTCAAGCCGGAGATCAAGCCGGCCGCGATCGAGCAGAAAATCACCTTTGCCCCGCACATGCCGATCACGATCGAGGGCGACGTGAAGGACCCGGCGGAGTTGACCCGCCAGCTGGACACGCTGCTGCAAAGCCGCTTCCGCGACTTTTCGCGGGAGCTGGAAGACTCGGCCCGGCGGGCCAATGATCGGCAACTGTACGACAGCCCGCACGTCGGGTAAGGAGGTGCCATGGCCTACATGGAACAGATGCAAAGCACCCTCGGTTATCTGGCGTCGGCCGGTGAGGCGGGGCGGCGCAGCCTGGACGGCATGCTGGGGCCGGTCAACGGCGCGATCAGCGAAATCTCCGGCGCCGCGTCGGAGCTGGAAAGCCTGCCGATCGTGGGCCCGATCGTCGGTGAGAAACTGCAGCGAGTAATGCGCGGCATCAGCACCGCCCAGGCCAATGTCGGCCGGGTGGTGGCGGTCTACAACCAGGCCACGCGCGCCGCGTCGCAGATCGATGAGCGCTTAGGCGTGTTGGGCGTGCAGGCGGCCCGGGCTAAAAGCGCGGTCAACCAAATCGCCGGCAAGCTCAATCCGGCGCTGGGCGACATCCTGCCCACCAGCGTGTTTGCGCCCAACGAAACGCCGGCGGTGGAGGCGATCAAGGCCTTTCCGCACCTGCTGATTCTTCAGCCGCACAAGACCACCGCGCAGCCGTATTACTTCAACCTGGACACGGCCGCCTTTGACGAACTGCGCCGGCAAAGCGCGTTCCGCTGGGCTAGCCAGGAGCGGCTGACGCGGCGCCAGGCGCAACAGGCGGTCGGCATTGGCGATGAGAAAATGACCCTCAAGGGCGCGATCTTTCCTGGGCACAAGGGCGGGCTCAAGCAGCTGGACACCCTGCGCAGTATCGGCAGCCAGTTGCTGCCGCTGGGGTTGACCACCGGTTACGGGCTGGTCCTGGGCGATTGGTGCCTGACCAATATCGAGGAAGAACAAAGCGCCCTGTTGCAGGGCGGTATCCCGCGCAAACAAGCCTTTACCCTGGAGTTTGTCCGCTATGGCGAGGACCTGCAGAACCTCTGACGGAGACGTGCTGTACACCCTCTGTCACAACTATTACGGCCACCTGGACGGCAGCGTGGAAGCGGTCCTTGAGGCTAACCCGGGGTTGTCGGTCGAGGTCCAGCCGTATCGCGGCGGGCTGCTGATCGTGCTGCCCGAGCTGGCCCGGGCCAGCGATGACCAGGTGATCCAATTGTGGTCCTAAGCGTTACGCGTAACGACCTGTTGAAATTCCCCCGAGCCCCGCCTAAGTGCGGGGCTATTTGTTGGAGCCGCCATGACCCCCCTGTTTCGGATCGTTGCCAACGGCAGCGACATCACCCGCGTGATCAACGACCGCCTGCTGTTGCTGCGCACCCTGGACAAGCCCGGCATGGAGTCGGACGAATTCGAGTTGCGCATTGATGACCGTGACAGCGCGGTGTCGCTGCCCGAGCGCGGGGCCAGCATCGAAATCTATTTAGGTTATGCCGAGACCAGCCTGGTGCGCCTGGGACGTTACACGGTCGATGAGATTGAGCTGTCCGGCCCGCCGGATACCCTGGTGATCCGGGGCCAGGCCAGCGACATGCGTGGCAGTGGCAAGACCACCCGCAGCGGCAGTTGGGAGGGCGTCAGTCTGGCCGCCATTGTGGCCACCGTTGCCCGGCGCAACGGCTGGGAGCCGGCCTGTACCGTGGGCACGATCGTGCCCCGGGCTGACCAGCTAGGCGAATCGGATTTTAACTTCATCACCCGGCTGGCCAGGCAACACGACTGCACCGCCAAGGTGGCGGACGGCAAGTTGCTGGTGATGCCGCGTCAGGGTGGCGTCACGGCCAGCGGCAAGGCCTTTGGCATCGTGACCATTACCCGGGCCGACGTCAGCCGCTTTTCATTCCGCCTCGGCGATCGCTCGACCCACAAGGCGGTTAACGCGCAGTACCAGGACAAGGCCACCGGCAAGCTGACGGTGGTCAGCCTGGGCAATGCCGACGCACCGGACGGCCTGCCGCCGGTGCATACCGATCGGCATATTCACCCGAACAAGACCGCCGCCGAGCAGGCCGTCAAGGCGCGCCTGGCCGCGTTCAATCGCTCGACGGCTGTCGTGCGCCTGGAAATGCCCGGGCGTAGCGACCTGTTTGCCGAGCGAGTGATTAACGCCTCGGGCTTCAAGGTCGGGCTCGATGGTGAGTACCTGGTCGATTCCCTGGAGCAGGTATTCACCCAGTCCGGCTGGTCGACCACGGTTGAATGCAACGGCGGCAAACAGGGCAAGGCCAAGGCCAAAGGCAAAAAGCCCACCACGCCGCTGAGAGTCGTTTCCCCGCTGTAATCCCTATCCCTCTGGCCGCCTACGGGCGGTTTTTTTGTGCCTGGAGTTCATGTTATGGCTTACCTCCCGCTGACCCAACAACACCTGCTCGCCATCCTGCCCAACTGCCGGCCGGTGGTCGGTGTCTTTCTGCCGGCGCTGAATCGCGCCATGGCCCGCTTTGAGATCAACACCCGGGCACGCCAGGCGGCGTTTCTGGCGCAGATTGGCCACGAGTCGGCGCAGCTGACCAAGTTGTCGGAAAGCCTGTACTACAAGGACCCGGTGCGGGTCGCGCAGCTGTTTAAGTATGGCTTTGACCTGAACCACAACGGCCGCGTCGAGTTGGCCGAAGTCGAGTTTGCCAAGGGCTATCTGCGCAACTCGGAAAAGCTGGCCAACCGGGTGTATGGCGGCCGTTACGGTAACGGCCCCGAGGCGTCCGGGGATGGCTTCAAGTACCGCGCTCGGGGGTTGATCGGCATCACCTTTCGCGACAACTACCGGTTGTGCGGCAAAGCCCTGGGCGTGCCCCTGGTCGAGCAACCCGAGCTGCTGGAGCAGGCGGAATACGCGGCGCTGTCGGCCGCCTGGTTCTGGTGGGATCGCAACTTAAGCGACAAGGCTGACCTCGGGCTGTTTGACGGCATCAGCAGCGTGATCAACGGCGGCGGCAATGGCCGGGCCGAGCGCCGCGAGGTGTGGGCCAAGGCCAGGGCGGTGTTATGCGCCTGATCGACTGGATACCCGTCGGCTATCGCGCCGGGGTGCTAGTGCTCGCCCTGGTGTTGCTGGCCGGCCTGAGTGCCGGCGGCGCCTGGCAGGTGCAGGACTGGCGTTATGCCCAGGTGCTGGCCAAAGAGGCCAAGAAGACCGCCGAGCAGTACAGCCAGGGACTGGCGGCGGTGGTGGGCCAGCTGGAGCAGCAGAAGACCGATAGCCGCGCGCTCGAGGCGCGGCTAAAGACCAACGACGAAAGCCACTACCAGGAATTACAGCGTGAACAAGCTCATCAGAAACGCCTGCGCGATCGTCTTGCTACTGGCGAACTACGGCTGTCAGTCCTACTCGCCAGCGGCTACGCCGCCAGTGGTGGTGGGCCAGTGTCAGCCGCCACCGGCCCCGGCGGCGTGGTTCATGGCACCGCACGAGCCGACCTTGAGCCAGCGCATGCGCAACGAATTATCGGCATCACCGACGACGGCGACGCCGGATTAATTGCGCTGGCGGCCTGTCAGGCTTACGCCAAAGAAGTCTCAACACCGAAGTGAAAAAGAGCGACCGGGCTGGATGCGTCAACATCCGACCCGGCCGCCGTCCCTGCAGAATGTCCCTGCAAGTCCAGCCAAGGCTCTTGCTCCGTGCACAAAGCGCGGCGAGCCTAGCACCTGTTTATCCATACAGTAAAGGTCTTGCTTATCATGTCTACCCCAATCATCCCGTGGATGGGCGGCAAACGCCGTCTGGCCGATCGCCTCATTGCGCTGTTTCCGCCGCACGATTGCTACGTCGAAGTCTTTGCCGGCGGTGCCGCGCTGTACTTTATGCGACCTCAGGCCGCGCCCGTCGAGGTCCTCAATGACATCAACGGCGACTTGGTGACGTTGTACCGCGTCGTGCAGAACCACTTGGAGGAATTCGTGCGCCAGTTCAAATGGGCACTCAGTTCCCGGCAAGTGTTCGAGTGGCAGAAAATGACTCGCCCCGAAACCCTCACCGACATCCAACGCGCCGCTCGATTTTTCTACCTCCAGCACCATGCTTTCGCTGGCAAGGTCACCGGGCAGACGTTTGGTACCGCCACCACCGGCCCAGCCATTAATCTGCTACGGATCGAAGAGAATCTCTCGGCTGCCTGGCAGCGTCTGTCCGGCACCTACGTCGAAAACCTCCCCTGGCTGGAATGCGCGGAGCGTTATGATCGCGCCCATACCTTCCACTACATGGACCCACCTTACTGGCAAACCGCGGGCTATGGGGTGGACTTTCCGTTCGAGAACTATGAACGGATGGCCGACTTTATGCGCCGCTGCAAGGGCAAGGTGATGGTCAGCATAAATGATCATCCTGATATTCGAAGAGTCTTCGATGGTTTTTATTTCGAGAAGGTAGATATCCGCTACAGTATTAGCAATCAGAAAAATGGACGGCAAGATGTTAGCGGGGAGCTGGTTATAATGAACTGGGAGCCGCTAGAGTTAGGAAGGCTTTTCTAGTTGTGGATATGATTTTTTTGCCAAGATAAGGGGTGTATATGTTTAACGGGTTTTTGCTTGCGATAATACTGGCTCTTCCAATAATTGTTTCTATATTGGTCGTGGCTATATTTTTGGGAAAAGGAGAGTGGAGTGGAAGGCGGCTGATTTCTGTCTTTGAGTTTGATACAAGCAAAGGGTTGATTTCGCAAGGGTTGCTATGGTTGTCAATTACTACGCCAATTTTTATCGCCTTGTCTTTAGGGGCGAGAATTTGGCCGGATTATGAGGTCTTAATTTCTTCGGAAGGTTTCAAGAATTTCATCGAAATAAGTATTTTGCCATTGGCGGTAATGTCTATATCTCTTCCCTTAACTGGTTTGATATCAAGATTTCACTCAACTCAGCAGACAGCTAAACAGATCGAAGTGGTGAGTTTTAAGAATAATTTAGATGCGTTTTATGCTCACAGAAAAGAATTGATGTCATATTTTTCTGCTATGGAGCCTATTACTTATCTAGGGGTGGTTGAGTTTAAATATATTATACATCCTGTATTGCATGTGCGATTTTTTGAGGGTGTGCCTGAGAAAGGTTGGCCTGTAGCAAAGAGAGAGTCTTTCGATAATGTTGAGCGTGGAATACTTCAAGGGGCTAAACATTTGGTCGGCGTGCTATCTCCTAATGAGGATAGCGGGCTTGGTGATCTGGATTGTTATTTGCAAGGATGCAAGGCGATATATTTGGCTGCTCAAGCTTTGCATATACGCGAAATTACCCAGGGGCTGGTATCCAAAGGTGTAATGATAAAGAGTAATTCCTGTCCGGATCACGGGTGGGACTTATTCACGATCGGAACCACAACCGCTGAAATACTTGCTGCTGTTAGATACGTGAAAAACTATTACGATAATTTGTGTGATTTTGCCGGCGTGCCCCGCATGATAGTTTCAGATGGATACGAGGTGGTATTTCGAGGAGGACAAAGGCTCCTGGCGGGGGATCTCACAATAGAAAATCTACACATGTTTGACATTCAACAAATGGTTGAGGACGGGAGAGCACAGTACGATGAAAAGCATCCCTCCGTACGGAAGGCTGAGGCTGCTTGATCATCGTCGACGTCGAGCCTTGGGCAAGGAAAGAATCGATTAATTAAATTTTGAATGGGCAAAATTGGACAAGCCATACGCCAATCAATGCCGGGCGAATAAATGAATCGCAGTCACCCAAGCCCCTACAACCTTTTGTTTACAGGGGTTAGGGCTTTTACTTTCCTACTCCAACACCATTTGCATGTGCGCGAGTGTATTATAGTGCTTCGAATAGGTTAAAGCTCGATCGCCACTCTCTCCAACCGAGCGTGACATATGTTTTGAGCGCTATCTGGTTTTCGAAAGACAACAGACGAGTGTCGTCCAGAGCGTCCAGATATGCTTCCAGGTCACCAAGGGCATCGCTGAATGGACCCGGCGCGTGAGCCTTAAGTATTTCGTTGAGCTTTTCGCGCAGGCCATTCCCAACTTCTACCGGCAACACTGCCAGAATCTTGCGTATCTGGTCGGCTGTAGGAGCCGGTTCTTCGTACTCATTGAAAGCCATTGGGGGTAACGATTGGGTCAT